TACCCCATCGCCGGGATAAAAAGCTGTTATAGTACAATTTGACATTTTATTTTATCCCCCTTTTTCTTTTAAGTTCAGCAGTATATTTATCGGTATCTGCCTTATCATTTTCGCCATTTCCACCCTGTAAAACTTTAAATTTTGGAATATTGTTATCATCTTCGAGGCGGTTTATTTTCATTTCATTCATTATCTGAATTTTTGCATATTTTGCCGCATGAATAGTCGGAGAAAAAATTTCTTCCTTTTTCAGACTTTCCATTACTTCCTTGGGAGCAATATCTGAAAATTCAAGATGTGCTTTAAAATTATCAAGTTTATCCTGCACAATTTTAGCGCCGAGATTGAATATTTCATTATACAATTCCGGATTTTGTGCCTTTAATTCTTCTTTTGTCATAATTTTTTTGACCTCCATTGTTATTTTAGGTTCTTCGATTGTTTTCTTTACAGGTTGAGAATTTTCAAGAATTTCGATTTCATTTTCATTTTCAGAATTAAGATTAAATATATCAGGATATATACTTGCTACTTTCCCGATATCATTTTTAGCTTTTTTCGATTCTTTCATCTGTGCAAAACAATCTTTTACTTGATCCTGTGCTAAACCGATTGAAGTCGATTTGTCACTTTGCTTTTCAGTTTTTATAATTTCATCAACAAAACCAGCATCGACAGATTCTTTCCCATAAAAGAATGTGGAGTCATTCATCATTTGTCGAATTTCTTTTTTAGGTTTTCCACTTTTTTTCGAATATGCCATTGCTAGTAAGTCTGTTAATCTTTCTGCCTGATCCGCTTCCTTTTTCATATCCCTGTAATCACCCATAACAATTGCTTGAACGTTATGGATCATAAAAACGCTGTTGTCTTCAGCAATTACCTTATTTCCTGCTAATGCAATATATGAAGCCATTGAAGCGGCTAATCCAATAATTTTTGTTGTTACTTTATTTATGTTTCTGGAATAATCTCTGATAAGATTGAAAATAGTTAAACCGTCGAAGACGAATCCTCCCGGACTGGAAATCTCAACTGATAATTCATCGCCGTTTGCTTCATCAAGTAATCTACGAATATTACCCGAATTTGTCTCCCACCCAATGATACCATCAATTATAATTTTCTTCATATTATTCCCCATTCAATTATATTTAATTTCAAGTTTTCTGTCAATTAAAAAATAAAATTACTTCCAATTACCACCAATTACAAAATTTAAACCGCCGCCAATTATTTTATTATCTCGATTGATGCTGTCTATATCTAATGTCGGACCCCCGCCGATATAAAAATGTCCTTGAAACCAATATTTCTTAAAAGTTAAATCTGTAGAAGAATTTAAATTTAATGCAGTATTTATTGTCAATGATTCATTAAATTCAATCCCCCATGACGAATAGTTAAAATCTTTTATTATTTTATTTGCTTCTTCTAATTTTTTTTCTGTTATACCCCATGATTTTCTGACTGAATCTATGGTATTCATTTCTTCTAAAAGTTTTTTTTCATAGTTTTTAAGATCTTCTTTAAGATTTGTTTTATCGGCTTGCAATCCAATTATTGTATTATCTTTTTCCTGAATAGTCATTTTTGTTAAATCATTATCAGTAATATAATTTGTTATTATATCCGGTTTTTTATTTTTAATCATGAGAATTATTTCTTTGTTTTTCAAGTCATTTGATAAATCGAAATTTTTCATTTCAGTCCGTATTTGTTCCATGAAAATTTCCGACTTTTTATCATATTCGGTTTTTTTACGATCAGAAATAAAAAAATAAATTATTATTCCTGAAATCAAAATAGTTATTATTACAGATAAAATAATAATAACGATTGTTTGTCTTTTCATCTCTCAACCTCGGAATAAAATAATTGCAAATAAAATTACAATTACAATAGATAAAATTATAACTGTTAAATGTTTCAAAACAAATCCTTTAATCATTTCAAATATTTTTGACATTTTTACCTCCTAACGATTTCATAGGTTTCGCAATTAAAAACTTTTCCTAAAAACATTCCCCATACACAAAACATTTTTTTTCCATTTTCTTCATAATGACTACGATAAGTCAATGGAAATAATTGCTTGATAAACCATTTAATTTTTCTCATCTTTAACCTCCATAAAATCTATAATTCAACAAACCGCCCTGAAATAATCCAGGACGGTAAATTTAATTATGATGCTATTGTTATTTCTCCAGATTCGCTTGTAGTTATGGATTGTCCATAATTATTTGCAAGATGAACAGTTGTCGGTATTTTTGCTGCTGTTCCTGCCGCTTTAAATGTCATTTTTGTTCCGCCAGTCGTATTTGTCTGACATCCGAATGTATTCCCGACTAACATTCCAACACATCCAGTCAGATCCATGTAAAGTGCATTTACTGCGCTTGTTAATGCTGGTTTTTGACCAAAAACATTATTTTTGATTATAACTCCATTGACTCCTGATCCACCGCCTTTAAGCCAAATGTTAATATCGACTGCATCAGCCGGCCCAGAAAAATCGTTATCTTCGATAATAATATCCTGTGGTACGGAAACCGAAGTCCCAAGTAAGGAAATATCACAAACATTTTTGTAAAATCTATTTCCCTTGATTAAAACTTGCCATGCTCCGCCGTTTGCTGACCATGTAATCGCTCCGCCTGTTGCACCTGACAAAACATTTGTCCCGGCACAATTTTTAAAATGACATCCAATAATAGTAGTTCCGCATGCTGCTTTTGTTGATCCGTCATCATCAAGAAGAATACCCACAAGGCAAGCAGTAGAATCAGCGGTTTTTATTCCGTTAAATCCCATATTTGCGATCAAACAACCCATTGCACGAATTGTTAATAATGCAGTTGACCCAGATCCTTTTTTTATTTGTGGTAGACCACCCTGCGTGCGCCCTCGTGATACTCCGATTATTGCAAGATTAGTTTGTGCTGCTGCAATTATACAAGTCTCGGCATACGAATTCGGATCTGTTGCCCCTGCTGCAATCAATTTTGGTGCAACATAAATCACATCCTGTGCGCTTGCTGCATCAATAGCCGCCTGAATTGTTGCAAATGCGTGATCCCAATCTGTGCCTGAATAATCATCGTCTCCATTTGTACCGTCGACATAATAAGCATCACCTCTTGGCTCCATTTTGTCGAGTAAATTTTCTAATGCTAAAAGTTGAGTACGAATTCCCAATTTTTTTACCTCCGCTTTTAAAACGAGTTTATATTTTTATCCCATACGGGATTTTATGCTAAATATTCGTGAATACCAAACAAAAAATTTATTGTTGCTGTATTCTGTCCAGGGCATTTACATCTTGCCCAAATTTTTTGTTTTACATCCATTTGTTCGGATTTAATTTCGATATAATTTTCTTTTATTGCTGCTGATTGTGGTTGAAATGGCGTTTCTGCAACTTTTCCAAGATTTACGCCCGATTCTGCAGTGTTACCAAATGAAAATTGCAAATAATATAAAGCCGTTCTCTCAGCTGCCGTTATTTGTAATTCCCTCAAATCAAATTTTGTCTTATTATTTTCTGTCGGAGTATCATCTGATCCCAAAATCTGAACCCATGCCCCCCATGTATTATTCCCTGCATCAATTTGAAATGCACCTCCTCCGGATCCAATTCTATCTGCTATATGAGTTTCACCCACTGCAACGGATGCTATTTCAAACCATTTTTCAAAATGATGATTATGCCTGTCGACTTCCTCAACATCCTGTAATACTTCTGCAATTGTATCAAGATTTTCATCAATATCGTCTTTTAATTCTTCTGGATAATTTTTTACAACACCAATCGGCATAAATTCCCCCTATATAGTGGCAAAATCAACGTTTATTTCACAAGTTTTGTCGGCATTTCGAATCGTTGCATAAAATATATCATTTTCATCGTCCGGTGTCAAAATATCTGGATTATCTGTAATCGGCAAACGATAGCTTGCAGATATATTTAATTTATCTGTTGTCTCAAGTATTGGAATATCGTCCGCCGGATTTTGAGCCTCGGATGTATGCCCTATTTTTATTACTGGATGACTACCATTATATGATTTTAACCATGCCTTGCCAGTTTGTCCGGCAGTTGAAATTTTTTTCCAATAACCATAAGTTAATGTAAAATTTTCTATCATTGATTGCCCCTTTGATTTATATTTTCAATAATATTGTCTGAAATTATTTGAGCTGTTATAGCTGCATTTTGTTGAACTGGTTCTCCTGATGTATTTTCATCAACTGATGAAATAAGTCCAAGATTTTCCATATATTTTTTTTGCGCTCTCAATTTTTGTGCATTTGGGCGAAATCTCATGCCCGTATTCCGCCGGCTTTCAATATCAAAATTACTTATACCAATTTGCAATAATTCCTTGCTCGTTTGTGCATCTTTCAATCCATCGACGCTTGGACGTGATAATCCTGTCCATTCCGCATTAAGCCAGGCATTATATAATTCCCAGTTTCCGGAATACCATGCATCAAGAAGCCCGTTAGCTTGAATTTTCCCATTAATTATATTTGCTATTACCCATTCTTCATACACATTTTGAAGAAAATCACACCCCATAAGCCACGAACGCTTATCAATGTATATTTGCAATTCATTATTTGCTTGTCTACTTGCTGAATAATTACTTTGAAATATAAGTCTTAATATTTCAGGCGGTACTTCCATGACAAATGCAAATGTTTCAAGAATTATTTCTCTAAATTTTCCGATATTTACATTTGGTCTTTGTGTATTGAATGATACTGGTTCAACTCCATATGGTAATTCGTCCGGAACCATTCCGGGTAATCCCCCGACTATTTGTTGAGTTATATTATAATTATGTGTATGAGTTTCTGTTCCATTTTGTATTTCTCCATGTTTTTTCGCACCCTGGCCAAATAATGCAGCTCCTGGAGATTTTTCAGTACGTTTCATAAACATTGGAAGCATCGCATTGATTACAAATGCTCTTGTTTCCGCATCCATCCCTCTGTCAAGTTCTTTCAGCATATATAACATCATGGCAAGTATCGGAGTTCCTCTGCATTCATCAAGAGTTTTAGTCCCACCATAAACCAACCATGCAATTCTACGTTTTGATTTTTCACCCCAACAAGGAATTCTTTCAAATCCGTAAATTCCTTTTCCATTATCAACATAAATCCAATAAGCAATATGTCTTTTTTGAGAATCAAATTCAATTCCATGTTTTATATAATTTCCAGGTGATGGTTCGGCATTAAATGGAGTTTGAACATTCGCCCCATCTATTAATTCAATGCAAGGAAGTCCAGTTTTTCGATTGACTCTTAAAATTACCAAGCAATCGCCCGAAATTAAAGCAGTCTGCCGTAAATCCATTTGAATTTTTGCAAAATTATTTATCTGCCAGTAATCACAAATAGAATTATCTTTACACCATAAATTCCATCGCATCTCTATATTTTCAGCCCATTCAATACTTTTATCTTCAGAAAAACCAATTATAGATGCGATTGGATTTGCTTCAAGATTAATTCCTTTGTATATTTCATTTGTTATCAATCTTTGAATCATTCCATAAGCGTATGAATTTTCTTTGAATAATTGCATTGACCGTCTTCGAAGTGTGTAATAATCAATATAAATATAATCTTTTGTTCTTCCGAATGAATCAGGAAATTTATCGCCGTTCCAAACTGTTTCATGAAGTAAATCCTGAACATAATAATTTATAATATATTTTTCATCATTTGGAATAGAATTATCAAAATTTTTTATTGGTTTTTCTTCTTTTTTTTGAGGATTTATAAAATTGTTTAAATTAAATAAACTTTTTTGTAAAAAATTCATTTCTATTAAATCCTTTTTACCATAAAGGCACTACTCTTTTACATATATGCCTTATTCCAAGTTTTAATTCAAGGTCATTTATAACGCATAATAAATTTGTTTTTTGCTCCTGCAATGCAGGTAAATCAAGACGGCTAACAGTCTGTGATCCTTGACCTGTATCGAGTGTATAACTTTTATGATTACCAATTGTTATTGCAAGTATCGCTTTTTCTATTTCAAAAAGAATTATCTTACAGTTTTCAAGTTCATTATTCCAGAAATCATAAGAATTTTCATTATAGGCTGTTGATGTTAAATCAATTATAGGCATAATTTACCTTTGAATTTTTTATTTTATAATAATGCGCTAAATTTTCTTGAATAGAAAGATATTCTAAATTGTCTAATTTATTATCTTGTTTATTTAAATTTTTATGATTGACGGTTAAACTTGATTTGCTTAAAAAAGATAATAATACTAATCTATGGATAAAATATGGTTTTTTTATTCCATGTTTGGATAAATTATACCATAAATATCCATCTTTATCTTTTTTAAGCTTTAGAATTCCATGTTTGCAATTTTTAAGTCTCCCCAAATTACTAATCTTATACAACCCCTCATAGTTAGGGATATCTTCCCAAATTTCATTCATTTATAAAATCACTCCCATAAATATTATAAATCTTTATAAAAAAATAGTCAAATATAATAATTATTTATCATTTATTTTATAAAAATGACCTTGTTTTGCAAACTCCCAAAATAAATCCCAATCAAGCATTTTCAAATCCAGATAATCTTCATTTCTGCAAATATAATCTGCAAATACTTCTATCCCCGCAAGTGAATAACAGAATGTATCAAACGCATGATTATCTGCTCCGTGCTTTTGAACCCATCGAGTACGGATCCATTTGTTTGTTATCCTGTCACGCTCTTCAATTTTATTCTCCGCTTCAAACATTCTAAAAAAATCATCATGCAAGTTATCTGGAAAATTTGGATACCAGTCCGGTTGTAATTGATCGCTATCCCACTGTAATTTATTTAACATTACTGATATATGATCTTTAATTTTTGTTGTATTTATATGAAACGCGGCGTTTAATCCCTCTTTTTCAAGAGTTTCCTTATTAAAATTTCGATATGTTACTCCTCCAGTTATTTTTTCTTCACCCTTAACAGCAAAAACTCCTGAAGAATATTGTTTACAGAACGCATATATATATTGAGTATAATGCCCGGAATCAATGAATGTATTTATGATACCGTATTCTTTCCCATCATCTGATAACCATTTTTTATTCATTATATATTCATCAAGCATTTTCCAAATTGGAGAATTATAATCTTCAATTGGTCCGTCCATTGAAAAAAAATCTATTGTCCAATTTCTACCCCCAGCAGTCCAGCCAATAATATGAATAAATAAATTATTCTTTTGAACATCAATTGAAGCCGTCAATAATAATATAGGAGATCCGCATTCGTTTATAATATGCTGATTTGGAATTTGATTTTTAATATAAAATGGCCGCCGATGTAAAACTGAACGCTCGTATCTGATAGATTCTCCGCCTTTTTCTTCAAACGGTAATCCCTGCATAAGATTTCTAAATTCTCGGTATTTTTCTTTATCTTTCATAATATTTTTTTCAAGATTCCACGCATTATGCCATTTTTCAACCATTTTTTCCCATGAAAACATCGAAGGATTAGAATATAATGCCGAAAGTTGATAACTGGCTAATCCTGGTTCTTGTGTTTTTGCTGTCGCTTCCCATTTCCCTAATTCAAATATCAAGGATTTATCATGATTTTTCATTATTTTACCGCATTTTTCATTTATACATTTATATCCCACGGTTTCATAAATCGGTAATCCCTTTTCGACTTCAAAAACAATTCCATAAATATATCCAGATTCTTTTACCCCATGCCATTTTAAAACCTGCATTTCTCCGCAAAATTTACATGGTACTTTGAACTGTCTTTGATCGCCTGTTAAATATAACTTCCAAATTTTTGAAGTCTGTAAAATTAACGGAGTCGATCCATATAATATTTTTCTTTTATCACCATAAGCATTAGTTCTATTATCTGCAAGACTGACCGGATCCCCCTCGCCTTTGAGATGATCAGGATATGAATCTAATTCATCCATTACGATTATAGGAAAACTCATTGATCTTAATTTCCCTGGATTTCTTGCTCCAATACTAACCAAAAAACCGCCTTGATATTGTTTTTGATATATAGTATCACCGGATTTTTTACTTTTCTGTTTTGTCTGTGAATATATGCGATCTCTTAACCCGCAGGAATCTATCATTTTTTCAACTTTGATTTCCATGCTTAATTTTGCAAGTTCTTTATCCGAAGTTACAAATAATATTGGTTTTGGATCACTGCCAATTGAATATGCAATTATATTTTCTAAAACTCCGGTACTGAATCCTATCTGAACACCTTTAACAATTACAACTTTTTGAATATTCGATGAACTACTTAACATATCAAGCGGTTCTTTCCAATATGGCGTATTATCAAATTTATAATATCCGGGAATCGGAGTTAATTCTTTATCCAGATATCGAACTCGTTCAATATATTCTGATGGTATTTCAAAATTATTAGTACTGGGTAAATCCTGATAAAATTTTTCAATAAACTTCCTGTGATGTTTTAAAATCAAATCAGGCATTTGTATCATCCTCAAAATACAAGGTTTTATTTGATTCTGAAATTACTTTTTTTTGAGTTTCTTGGATCATTTTTGATATATCTTTTTTCATTCTGTCAAGTCCTTTTATTCTGGCCATATTTTCATCAGATTTTATTATTGCTATTAAATAATCCATCCACGATTCAGGAATATTAAATAATTGTTTATTTAATTCCGAAAGATAAGTAAAAAATGTTGATTTAATATATTTCTTCGGAATAAGTTCATTATTTTTCTCTTTATTTTTCAAAGATTTTTCCATTGCTGTCATTAACTGGCTTAGATATTTTGTATATTTATCAATCCCGGGAATATTTCCATGATAAAAAACTAATTCTTCCATAGTCATTTTCATACATTTTTCAGGAAGTTTTAAGATTGCCTCGAAATATTCGGGCGTAATATTATTTATATTCTTAATTTTTTTATTTAAATCAATTTGGATTTTGGCTTGATCATTTGATTTTTTTAATTCTTTTTTCGGACTGGGTACCGACCTAGTAATAGTTTTCTTCTTATCAACTTTGATTTTCTCAGACTGGGTACCGACATTTGATTTAATATTTTTTAAGAAGTTTTTTATATCATCCGGGCTTTTGCCATGTTTCAAAATATAATCAAGATTTGTCGGATCATTCAAATCATATTTATTATCAAGTGCTTTGACAAGTTTATTTTCTCGCACAAGTTTATAAATATTTTGTCTTGAACATCCTGTTAATTTAGCAAAATTTGAGCCGGATATTTTCATAATATTATTATATATAAGTTGTCAAATAAAATCAAGATAAATTGGTAACTGATAGGTAACCTAGTATGCTTCATGGATAATGCGCCCTTCGCAGAGTAT